TCGCCTGGCTGTCGCCCTTTCCGATCTCACGGAAGGCGCTGACCATGCCGCGATGCAGCTCCGCCGGCGCCTCGGCCATGGCCTGCACGAAGGCGTCGCATTGCGGAAACTCGAAGGTGACGTTGAGGCTCATGGGAAAAGACGAATTTGAAATTTGAAATCTGAAATTAAAAATCAGCCGACGCCGAGCAGCCACATGCCGCCGTCCTGGCCGAGCACCACGAGCACGGAAAAGGTCTGCCCCTCGGCGTCGCCGACGCGGTTGGGGAAGCTCACCTGGTCGCCGCCGAGGTTGATGGTTGGCACGTCGGCCATGGCGATCTCGATCTTGTGGGCGTACTCGGCCGAGCCGGAAAAATGCTCGGAGCTCGGCGGCTGGCGATGGATGCGGGCCTTGATTTTTTTGGGCGAGCCGCCGGAGGGCGTGTAGGTCAGCCGCTCGCCCAGGTAATGCAAAAGCTGGGGCGCGGCCAGGCGGGAGAAAAAGTGATCGTGGAAGCTGCTCACGGGATGAATTTCAAATCTCAAATTTCAGATTTCAGATTCGCGGAAGACGCGCCGCACGGTGATGCCGCGCGGGGCGAGCCAGGCGGTCAGCTTTTCGTAGCCGCGCCGCTCATCGGCCCACCGTTCGGGGCCGCGGTTGGCGTCGGCCGCAACGGTCGATCCTGGAGGAGCGTCGAAATCCGCCCCTCCCTCTGTCCAGTCGCATCCGTACACGTCGATCGACGTGGCCGTCAGCCAGGTCGCCAGCACGATCGCGGCGAGCAGGCTGTAGCGGTTCCATTCGCAGACCGTCGTCGGCGCAATGAGATCGAAGAGGCTTTCCCACTCGACAGCCCCCGCCGCCGCGGCCGCGGGCATGGCGGCGATCGTCGATCGCTTGGTAAACAGCCTCGTTCCGGCAGGCGTGGGTCCGGCGGCGATCGCCGCGGGGTCGCCGGCGCAATGCCATTGGCAGTGCAGTCCCGGCGCCAGCACGGCGCGGTTGACGGCGATCCGGTGCGCCTCGGGGTCGGCCACGGCAACGCCAGAAGCCAGCCAGTCGGCCAGAGACGGGCCGGGACAGAAGATCTGGGAACGCATCGGCGTCACGCGGCCACCGTCATTTTGGCGAAGCCGGCGTCTTCGACCGCTCGGCGGTTTCGCATGAGATAGGCCAGTTGGTTCATTTGGAAATTCCGCGTGCAGGACGGGGGCCGCTGCGCACGCTGGCGGCCCCCGTCCCGGTTTGGCGGAAGGGTTACAGCACGTTGGTGATCAGCAGCCCGGCTTGCGGCCGCATGATCTTTTCGTGCGTGTCCATGCGGACGCGCACGACGTTGCTGCGGGCGGTTTCATCGCGGTAGGTCTCGACGGCGCCGCCCATGCTGCTGCCGTCGCTGGTGAAGTGGAAGGTACGCCCGAGCGTGATCGAGCGGATATCGTCGCTGTCGTCGACATAGGCCAAGGTGGCATAGGCGTCGTTCCAAATGCTGGAGATCGACGCGGCCTGCGATTCGTTGGCGGTGTTGGCGATCGCGCCGGCGACGACCACTTCCTTTAAATCGAACACGCCGGCCAGCATCTTGGGCGTCACGTTCTTCGGGTCGTCGATGCCGGCATACTTGATCTTGTCGACGATCTGGGCCGTCTTGCGCACGGCCAGGAACGCGGCGTAGGTGAGGATCAACTTATTCGGCAGGAAGCCGCAATTGGTTCGCACCTGGAGCTTGTACGTATCCAAATCGTCGATCGGCGTGGCGGTGGCCTCGACGCTCCACTTGGTGGCCAGGGCGGCGGTGAGGGCGCCGGTAAACGTCGCCGTGCTCTGCACCGCGGCCTGCACGCGCCGCTCGTAATTGCGGAGGATCTTGCCGCGGGCCCGGCGGGCGGCGACGGTTTCGGCGTCGAAATAGCGGGCGTACATCTTCGCCTCGCGGTCGTCGACCGGCTCTTCCACGCCGTGCTCGATGCAGGCGTAGGTGTCCATCTTGAATTTGCCGCGGCCGCGGTTGTAGCTGCTGCCAGGGGCGCGGGTGTCGTCTGAGTCGGCGAGCAACTGCTCGATGGGAATGACGGCGTACTGCGCCGAGACCAGGTCGACGTCGAACTCGGGTAGGACGCGGGCGGCGACGAAGCCGGCTTCGGCCGCTTCGAGGTTGAACTCTTCAACGGACACGGCCAGGTCGCCGCGGACAACAGAAGTGGGAGTCATGGGATTTTCTCGCTATAGGAAAAAAGAGGGACGGCCGGCCGCGGTCCGGGGGATCGACGTTTCTGCGGAGGGGAGAAAAAAAGCGGGGAAGACGCGCCGCAGTGCGCGTCGTGTCAGCGACCGGTGCGACCGGCCGCCTATCCCCGCTCGGGGAAACAGCAACACGATCAGGAGGCTCAGCGCAGAACCTCGACGAAGTCGCCGGCTTCGGTCGCGGCCTGCAAAGCCGTGCCGCACGACAGGGCGCCGGTGGCGTCGACGTCGGAGACCTGGCCGTTGGCGGCGGTCCAGAGGGCCGCGCCCTGGGCGAAGGCCTTGGCGGCAACCATCAAGACAGTGCCCGGCTTGGTGCGCAGGAGGACATCGTGCGTTTCGCCGGCGGCGAAGGCGTCGTCACGGATGACGCCGAGGTCTTTATCGCCGACGCCGGCGATGGCCAGCACGCCGGCCGACAGCTTGACGCGCAGATACTGGGCGATGGCGCCGCCGACGGCAAACGCCTTCTCGCCACGATCGACAAATTGAGACATGGGGACTCCGGGGTTGGGAAGAGGTTGAATGTGAAATTTGAAATCTGAAATTGCAGATCGGGGAAGCGACGGCGTTTATTCGTCGCGGGTCGACGCGAGGTAGTCTTCCAGGAGCTGGGCCCTGCGTCCGGTGTTGGTCGCCTGCAAATAGGCCAGGTGCAGCTCGGGGTTTTCCTGAACGACGCGCTTGGCCGCGTGGCTGCGATGCATGCCGGCGGCGACGTGGCGATTCACCGCGGCTTTCCACGCGGTGACGGCGTCGCTCCCCTGCTCTTGGGCCGCGGCCGAAGCCGCGCCGCTTTGATCGACAACGCCAGGCCCGCCGGGGCGCTTGGCGTTCTTCTTTTCGGATTCGGCCAGGCGGGCGATGAGGACGTCGGCGTAAGCCGCCTTGGCTTCGGTCGTCGTCAACGCCTTCTCGGCGCATTCGAGGGCGAAGCTCGGGTCCTTCGGAAATGCGGCCTTGAGCTCGGCGATGGTCGCCGGCTTGGGTTCGGTCGTGGTTGTGGCGGAAGTCGGCGCGGTTGCGGGCGCCGTGACGGCGGAGGTGGCAGTTGCCATGGGGGTCTCTTTCTGGGCGCACATCGCGCCGCGTTGGGGAGGTTGGTTGCGATTGAGATCAGGGGGCGAGCCGGGCGTGGCAGCGTTGGCGACGGCGGCAAGTTTTTCGCGCACGTTTTCGTAGGTGTCCACGCCGTCGGCGAGGCCGAGCTTGACCGCCTCCTGGCCGACGTGCACGCGGCCATCGGCCAGCGCGGCCGCGGCGGCGGGCGGCATCTTGCGGCCGGCGGCGAAAGATTCGACGAAGCGGTCGTTGATCGACTCGACGACGCGCTGCTGCTCGGCGAGCTGCTCGTCGGTGATCGGCGTGCCGGGCACGCCCAGGCCTTTCATCGCCCCCGCCTTGTTCTTGACCACCTGCACCTTGACGCCGTCTTGCTTGGCCGCTTCGCTGCTGTCGCGCATCACCATGTACGTGCCGATGCAGCCGACCAAAGCGCTGGCGTTGCAGTACACCTGGCCGGCGCTGGCGGCGACCATGTAGGCCGCGCTGGCGCCGAGATCTTCGATATACGCCCAGGTGGGCTTGGCCGCGGCGGCGGCGGCGACGTCGCAGGCCAGCTCGGGCGTCCCCTGGCTTTGGCCGCCGGGGCTTTCGATATGCAGCATGATGGCCTTGACCTGGGGGTCGGCCACGGCGCGGCGCAGGGCCTGACGGGCCAGCACGGTGCTCGTGCCGCCGAACAGCGACTGCATGCTGTTCGGCTGTTTGGTCAGCGGGCCGGAAATATCGAGTTCGGCCACGCCGTCCTCGTCGACGTCGTAGTCCATGCGCTGCGGGGCGAAGTCGTCATCGTCGTCGCCGCCCCCTTGCCGCGACTGCCGGGCCTGCCGCGCCGCGGCGATGGCGGCGCGGTGCTCGGCGACGTGGCGGGCGAAGTCGATTCCTTCGATCGCGCGCAACGCGCTGGCCGCGAAGCGGTCTTCGATCATCCATACCGAGTCGATCGGCGTCAGGTGGGATTCGTTCATTTGGTTGGGGCTCCCTTGTCATCCGGCGCGGGGACCGCGGCGGGATTGGCCTTGTCTTTGCCCTTGGACGGCGGCGGCGGAGGAGGCGTCGTTTTGCCGGGCGTCGCCGCGTCGTCCTCGGCTCCGTCGCCGACGTCGGCGGCGGCGCCGCTGATTTTGAATCCGCTGGGCATGGCCCAGTTCAGCACTTCGCGCCAGCCTACTTTGATGCCCAGGTCCTTCTCGATGGCATTGCTCTCGGCGATGGCGGCGCGGATGGCGTAGGAATTGTCGGTCACGATCTCCGTGACGATCTGCTTGTGACCGCGCCCGCCGCGCTCGTGGTGCACCTGCGTCGGGCTGGCCAGGAGATTGCTCACGCGGTAGGCGTCGGCCTGGGCGTCTTTCATGGGATCGATGTAGGCCCAGCCCGGCGCCTGCCAGTGATGACGGTAAAGTTTCTTGCCGAGTTTAAAAGCCGCCGATCCCGGGCCGAGTTCACCGGCTTCCAGCCACTGCCGGACTTTCCACTTCCAAACTTCGGCGTGGAAGCGGTGAATCAGCCAGCGCTGGTTGGCTTTGAAAGCCTGCTTGGCTTGCTCCATCGCGCCGCGCCAGCCAGAAAAATTCGTCTCGCTGGCGTCCATGGTCACGATCACCAGGGGCAGGCCAAGCTGAATTCCCATCAAGGTGAGAATGAGCTTGCAATGCAAAAAGTATTCGGCGTTGGGGACGTTCGGCGAGAAGCTCTGCATCTTGTAGCCGGGGGGCAGCGTGAGCTTGAAGCCGGGGGCCATTTGCTCGGTGAGGGCGGTGCTGTTGTCAGGCTGGCGCTCGGCGCTGACGGCGCCGAAGGCGGGAACGCCCTGCTGCGAAAGGTCGCCGGCGGGACGCTCGAAGTAGACTCCGATCAGGCTTACCACCTGCTGCTGTACCAGCTTGGCGAAGTTGGTGTCTTCCAGCATGCCGGCCAGGTCGAACGCGGCGGACAGGTGCGTCATGCCGCGCGTCTGCGTGACCCGCTTGGGGTTGTAGACGTGGAAGACTAATTTATTCCCGCTGCTGTCATAGGCCGGGTACTTGTTGCACTCGGATACTTTTTGAATGTGGAACTGCTTCGGGTCTTTTGTGAACCAATACTGGAGCCGTCGCCGCCGCTCATCCAGGAGCACGCCCTGGACGT